TGGCGCTAGAGGCTGCACTGGTAGCACTTGTAGCTGCTGCTGCTGCACTTGTGGAAGCGTTACTGGCCTGTGTAGAAGCTGTGCTGGCGCTGGTGGAAGCAGAACTTGCTGAACTAGATGCAGAAGAAGCACTTGTAGAGGCGCTAGAAGCACTGGATGCTGCTGAAGTAGCACTTGTGGAAGCACTAGAAGCAGATCCTGACGCTGAAGAGGCACTAGAAGCAGCGTTAGAGGCACTAGTAGCTGCCTGTCCTGCACTTACAGAGGCTGCTCCGGCATATCCTAGAGCATCAGAGGCACTACTTGCAGAAGCTGTAGCACTTGATGCTGCAGAGGTTGCACTAGAGGCTGCTGAAGAAGCACTAGATGATGCGTTAGAAGCCTGTGTAGTTGCTGTTGAAGCACTTGTAGCTGCATTGGTAGCACTTGTAGATGCCTCCGAAGCCTTGGTTGTTGCTGTTGAAGCACTCGATGCAGCACTTGTTGCACTTGTAGAAGCATTGGATGCTTGAGAAGTTGCTGTAGTTGCGCTAGAGGCTGCTGAAGTAGCTGAAGTAGACGCAGAAGATGCACTAGAGGCTGCTGCTGTAGCACTGGCTGCAGAGGCTGAGGCAGACGCTGCTGCTTCGTTAGCTTTCTCTACCGCGATAGATGCTTGACTAGCTGCATCATTAGTAGCATCTCCTGGGCCTCCTGGGCCGCGATAGATACTCATTTAATATCCTTTTACTTTACCTACTAAATAGCAAATAGGCTCTAAAACAATTCGATATGTTTTTCCTAGAGAATCTCTTTTAGTATTGCGCATTTCTGCACGTAAATCTGCTGTACGATGTCTAGCAATATGTTCCAGGACTTTTCTAACAATTTTATTAGTTGTTTTATCTTGACCTTTATAAGCAAAATTAACTAAAGGTAAAAATAATGTATGGTATCCAATTTCATGCGCTTTTGTCATATTGCTTTCAGAATATTTCAACCAGATAGCATTTCTATAGGAACCAAAACCATAGGAAGCATTCATAGCGGTACAGACAATTTTACCGCCACCTCCACCACCTCCGCCTCCTCCAGAGTCTCCTCCTCCAGAACCTACTCCGGAATCTCCTGAAGTGCCTGAAGAATCCCCAACAGAAGAACTATCTCCCGGAGCTGAAGAGTCTCCGCTACTGACTCCGCTGTCTCCAACAGAGCCAGAATCTCCAGAATTACTAGAATCAACAGAATTAGCAACTGCAGCTGCAACAGTAGCGGCATCTGCAGGACTCATTCCACTGACAACAGCGTCTGCGGCTGCTTGAGAAGCTGCTCCAATAGCTGCTGGGGAATGACCCGCTGAAGAGGCTGCATCGGCAGCGGCAGAGGCTGCTGCAGCTGCTGTTCCGCCAGTACCCGAGACACCTGGAGTAGCTGCGGCAGTATCAGAGTTTGTAGCACTGAGTGAATCAATAGCAGAAGAAATTGCTGCAGCATTGGCAGGATCATTAGCATCTAAGCCTAATTGCTGAGCCACTAAACTTATGTTATTATTTACTGCTTGATTGTGAGCAATGTTGTTTAGTGTTTGAGCAATAGTATTCTGATTATGAGAAAGTAAACCAAAAGTAGGTATTCCCATCAAACCTAGAGCAATGCTTAATCCTGTGATAGCTGTAGGACTGATATTAGTGCTCGATGTTAATCCTGTAGAAGAATCAACAGAAGTATTTCCTCCTGTAGACACATCAGCAGTTCCTCCCATCAATCCACCATCTGTTCCAATACCCCCAGAAGTTCCTCCTGTAGCGCCTCCTGCAGAAGTTGTTCCTGTGGAAGCTGAAGGAGTCATCATGATACTTCCATAAGGAATATTTCCTGCTTTGGAGTACCAATTCTGAAGCCCAGTCGTATCTAACTGTTGATTGGGAAAATAGGAAGAATAATACTTATTAACCTGATTAAAATAATCTGGAGTATATCCTGCAGAAGTTACTGGAGGAGTTGTTGGCTGAGAAGCAGCGGCTTGAGCCAATTCATTGGCAAAAATGCCTGTAGTTATTTCCATAATCTTTCCCAACCTTTATTGGATTATTCTTCAGTCTGCTCTTTCTTAGGGCGACCAACCTTTTTAACAGGCTCTTCTGTTTGAGTAACGACAGTAGCTTTGATTTCAGTGTATTCAGGATGCTCACGCATAGTACGAATATCATGCTCAGTCACAAAAGCGTAGATCTGACCTGTATGGTTACATTTAAATTGAATAGTCATGTGTCTATATCTCCTTTCAAGGCACACTCGTCATAAGTGCAGCTTGAAAGAAGAGCCCCGAAGGGCTCCTCAGGTTTGCTATTAAGCTAAGTAATCGTAGATTACGCGGGAACAGCCAGAGCAACAGCAGCGTTGTCACGCAGCTCGCCCACGCCGTACAGAACGTCAGCAGTGAACAGAGTACCGAGGTATTCTTGTTTGTACTGAGTCTGGGTACGCACGCCCATTTGCTCAACCAGGACAGCGAAGTCCTTATGGCCCAGCAAGCAGATACGGGTAGCAGTCGAACCGCTGGTCGTGTCAGCGTTGTTGGTCACGAACACGGGGATGCCGTACACGTTACCGATTTCGCCGTTACGGATGGTGTTGCCAGCGCCGGACTCGCCCACGAAAGCTTGTTCGGTGAAGCGAGCGATACCCATCAGAGTGTTACGGCTCGACGGAGGAACGATCAGGAAGCGGCCGTCCATAGGCACATCGTTGTCATCCAGACGCTGAATCGAGCGGCGGATAGCAGCATCGGTCAGAGCAGCCACGCCAGTGTTAGTACCAGCAACATAAGCAGTCGTACCGTCAGCACCCGAGAAAGCACCGCTGTAAGCAGCAGTACCCGAACCGCCTTGCACGCCACGACCCAGTTGGATCAGCGACGAGTCAACTTTGGTCGACAGAGCGTAACCAGCGTCATCAGTGTAGAACTGACGCAGCGAAGCCAGAGCTTGAGCTTCCACGATGTCTTCGATCAGACGGCTGTATTCCCAGTGCTGGTCGATAGCGATAACTTTTTCGCTTTCGGTAGCAGCGATCAGAGTAACTTGACTGTTAGCGGTCTTAGCAGAAGCAGAGCCACGAGTCGGAGCGGGAATGTGAACGGTGTCACCTTTCTTGCCCTTGAAGCTCATTTTCTTGATGAGGTTAGCAGCAACCAGATTCTTCTTGTACGTGGCGATGATCTCATCACTCCATACTTCAGGAATAAACGTTGCAGCGGTGGAAACGGTAACTTGGTTAGAACCTAAAGCCATTTTTAAAATCTCCTAGATTAAATTTGAATGAAATAATTTACTTAACTCGCCCTTCAGCGTATGCTGCCATAATTTCAGGTTGTAAGGCATCATACCGGGCTGGATCTGTCATACGTAGCCGGATAAGGTCGGCACGACGATAAACTTTCTTAGAGGATTCCCCTGTTCCAGAGACATCTACTGCAGCAGCTTTAAGATTCTGTTGTCGAACTTGTTGTCCAACTTCAGCAGTCTCTTTAGCTTTAGCAGTACGAATCTGCTTGAATGTAGACAAGAGTTCATCCGCAGCATTGAAATCATATTGAGTATCGGCTAATGCGTACATGTTAAGACGCATCGGGGAGCCTTTAACCCAATTAATGAATTCACCATCTTTGATGATGTCAGCAAAGTCAGGATGCTTGCTCTGCAGTTGTTGCTTGATTTGCATCTGCTTAAACTGCTGAGTAGCTTGACGAGCTGCTACAACATCAGGATGTTCCGCCACAGCACGTTGAACTGCTGTCTTGGGATCTTCAAAGAAGTCAATCTCTTGTGTATCTTCTTTTGGAGGCGTTTGTGATTGTTTGTTACTATTGAGTTGTTGCTTCAACAATTCATCAGCTAAACGGCGAACCTCTCCAACTTCCTGAGCTTGCTTTCCAATAAGCTTTTCAGCCTCTTGGTGCATCTTCACAATGTCCTCCATTGATTTACCCTTGTATTTGTCAGGGATCTCTGGTTTAGTCTCTTGTGTTACTGCTTCAGGTGCAGGATTATTTTTCTGTTCTACAACGTCTAACTCACTCAGTTGAGTCAGGTCATCAGTATTTTCAATTAAAGCCATACCTACCTTCTCCTGCTCGTTATTAGCGAGTTCTAGGAGCCTATTTTAAAATTAGATTCGGGTTATCGCTTATTCAGCGTTCCGTTTCTGTTCAATTTTGAGCCTTTCAGCTCGTACACGTTCCCACTTGTCATATGCCCCTGGAAAAGCACCTGTGATGCCTTCCAGTTTGATATTAGGAGCAGAAACAACTCTGACAGCTTCCTTACCACATTGAGGACATGTTATAGTCCTCTCGCTGTCATCTCTAAACGCTTCAGTTACATGGGCGTTGTCACAAAGAAAGTCAAATAAGCGTTTACTCATTTGTCAGATCCTCATAAACTTTCTCGCACATCTC